CGCACGATTGCACCAATTTCGTTATTCAATAAATCATCGATATTAACGCCAGATGTCACTGCCAGACGCGGATTGTTTGTCATTGCGACGTTATCCAATATGCCTCGTAAAACTGATGTTGCCGCGTCCTGATCATCCATCACTATCTCAGCTAGAGATCTGCCATAAAAAGTATGTGGCTCTGGATCAATTTCAAATTTAGCAAATGGCACTTCATCGCATGGCTCTAAATCAAGTAATTTATACTTTGTGCCGCCACAAGTTAATTTGTGTAGGATTGGTATTCCCGTCCCGTCCGCGTCAATTCTCATATATGCTTGGGTAATTGTCACGCTTTTCATTGCTGGATCTGCTGGATCTTCATCACTAAAATCAGTGTCGTATCCGCGTCGAGCAAATTCTTCACTTGATGATGTATCGCCGCCGCCCTCAAAGCTGTCTAATCCAAATATCTCATCATGGTCAAATCCCATTGCAACAACGTCGCCAGCTCTCATCTCAGTTCTGTGAGCTACCAGATATGCATCTTTCATTGTCCTTGCATCTCTGCTTATGAAAAATTCTTCTGGCGGTACGCTTTCTATACACAATTCACCTTTTTCTTTTTGCAGGCTAATCTTTGCGCTGTGAATAGGCATCTCCATTTCCATGCCTATAGCGTCCATTTCAATGACCATTTCCATGCTGTGTTCCAACACTGTCACGTCATCGTCTTCGATCAGGTATGTGTATTCATCGTCAGATAAATCTGTATATGTGAATATTTCTGCTTCTGGATATGTCATCCAGTATGCCTTTACGATACCTTGCTTCTTAACAAGTGCATCTTGGAACGCATCATTAATTACGCGATAACCATTTAATCTGGTAAATTCGTGGTGCATAAATTCTGTGGCTTGGTCTGCCATAGCCACATCTTCTGCGCCTCGTGGTATATATTCCACTGGCTTTGCAGTGCTTAGGAAAATACGCATTAAACTTGGCTTAACAGCGCGTACTGTGTCACGCACTTTAGTCGCCACAACGCTACTGCGCCCATCCTCGTGACCTAAGTGAACCTCGCCATCGTAGTATTCTTGCGCCTTAATTCTATCTTCAGCAATCTCGCCCTCGACAAAAGAAACTGCATCCTCAATGGCATCCGAAACTATACCCTCGATTTCAATTATAGATTTTGGTTTTAGTTCCATGTTTTTTCCTTAATTAATATCCGCGACCAAAAAAGCCCATAGCCTGTCTTTTCTTTTCTTCTATTAAATCTCTGCTTTCATCAGTTGGAACAACAGCTCCCCCAACACCTGAGCCTGTAACATTAGGTGGGTTTTTATTACCAGCAAAATTCATTGATTTAACTGCTCTGCCAGCAGAAATAGCTTCAGTACCACCTTTAATAATTGGCGCGGCTAAAACTGTTTGTGTTAAGCCTTTAGAGCCTAATACTATAGCTAACTTTTGTATTAATCCAGATACAGATGCGGCTGAATTTGATGAATTAACTGCGCTTCCTGTAGCCCTAGCTGTAACACTTGCAAATTGTGTAATTAATTTCATTTCGTCTGGATCAAATAACGCCTTTATTGCTTTTTCGTTTTTTTTCATAGCTTCCCAATTTTTTAAGAAGTTCATTCCAGAAAATGTATTTCCATCTGGGGTGGCTTTTTCAGCTTTACCCACTAAATTTAAGAATGCCTCTTGCTTAATTCCATTCCAATTTGCTCTAGGTAATCTCTTTTTAAGTGTTAATAGATCTCTGGCAATATTGCTGGGTTTCATAAGTTTGCTATTTGATACACCTAATATATAATTTGCCGCCGCCTCTGGAGCTACAGTTAATACCATATCACCATCACGACCACCAGTTTCGGTTAGTGATTTTAGTATGCCGCCCTTACTATCCCAAACACTTTTAAATTCGCTATAATTTGAAATAGCCTTATTCCAAGCCGCAACTGCATTTTGATCGCCAGAAATTAGTGCCTCATCCGCGTATTCTAATAGTTTTTGGTCAAATAAATCTCTAGCTTTTTGACCAGCTTTTTTGTCAACTTTATCACTAATATTATTAAACTGTGTTCGAATTGCAAATAATTGTTTAATATCACCACCCTGAGCCAAGACATCATCAATATCATCCAATATTGAGTTTGTCATAGGCGTTGTTGACAAGTTAAACTCTTTTCTTATTCCACCCCTTAATGCGTCGCCAAAATCACCTCGGACAAGACCTAAATCAGCATTACCAGTTTCTCTGGCGGCTGTGTATAAATCGTCTGCTTTATTACTAGCTTTTGTTTTTAATTGAACCAAGGCGTCTTGAGCCGCCTCGCCGCCAAGTCCTGCACTAGCTAAAACAGGATTATTGCCAGCAATCTTTTCCTGTATCTTTGGTATATTTGCTAATATAGCCTGTCTTTGCTTTTCTCTTTGGCCTGTCATTACAGCTTCAGCTAGTGAACCAGCTCCGCCACTAAGAGCGCTATCTTCAAATAATTGGTTTCCCTTTGACCCAGTAATTTGACCTTTGGTTAATGGAATATCTACTGGCAATGAAGATGCCTCAGCTATTCTAGCCGCTTCTTTAGGATCTATATTTGCGTCAACTTGAGCTTTCATTGCTATTGCTAGTTCTTTGGTAACTCCATCAGGATCAATTCCAGCCTTTATTAGCATTGCTTCAATTTGTGGATTTAATTTTCCGTCGCTACCAATAACAGATTGTGGGCTTTTCTTAAATGCCTTACCGACATACTGCAATAATTCCCCAGCTTTTGCGCCTAATGCGCCACCGCCAGCACCATATAATAAATCTGAATATTTATATTGATCGCCAGTTAGTGCAGAGCTTGCGCCTTCAATTAGGCCAGCTTCAGTTGTACCAATTGTAGCTCCACCTAATAGGCCACTTGTCGGCAAACCTATTGTCTTTAAAGCCTTACCAATGCCAGTTGCTGTTGCAACTGCTCCAGCGCCAATCATAGCGTCAGTTGCATCTAAGCCAGCAGGGTTTGGATAAAATCTGTTAAATTGCCCCGTTTCTTTTCCATCACGAAAAACTGGCGCTGTAACAACTAGATTGCCATATTGATCTTTATCAAATGTAGCGTTTGGCAATATCTTTTTTATGCCCATTTCTAGTCGATCATCACTTGCAGTAGTGGAAAGCAGTGCAACCATTTGCCTGCTTTTATCAGCAGGCAAGCCCAACTTTGCGTTAAACGCTGTCGGAATAAAATCTTCACGCTGTCCGCCCTTAAACCAATCAACAGTCTTTTCAACCATTCCTTTTGGTGGCTCTAGAGTTTTTAATGCCGCTACTATTTCTTCCTCAGAAGTTCCATCTGGAAAATAAACTGGCTCGTCGTATCCCTCTACTTCTATAGCTATCATTTATAAATCCACTTTTGCTCTGCTATATTCCATACTTTTTTAACTTTTTCTTCTGGCGCGTCTATTCCATATTTTGATTTTAAAGTGTCCATCCTAGCTTCAATCTGTAGCTTATCTTCAAGTTCTCTTATACGTTTATTCATTTCTGGCAACTTAGACATATCAGCCCCACTTTCCCAGAAATCGTTTATAATTCTAGCTCTAGCAATGTTAAAGTTGTTCTTTTCTATCATAATGCCAACTATAGCTTGATTTGCCTCTTGTGAGTTAGTTAATCTACCCAAGCCAGCAATCATACCTTCAAATTCTATATCTGATGTAGAGCCAGAACCTTCAACTCTTAATGTAGGCGCAACTCTTTTTATAATAGATTGCCTCACTGCGGAATAATCGTTAAATTCTGGGAACATTTCTGCAAATCTTCCCTTAACAGCTCCAGTTGGAGCTTCGCCTGCTAAATCAAATAAAACTTGTAAATCATAATTAACTTCAGTCGCTTTAGCACCAGCCTCCATCTGAGCCGCTAATTCCGTACCTTTACCTTTATTTAATGCTTCGAGAAACTTTTGGTTGCCCTTTTCACCTAAATTTATTGTCGTACCAGATTTAATCTGAGCCAACGCCTCTTCATGGCTCAAACCCTTAGCCCTCATAAACTCATAATTTTTCATTAAGTTTGTGCTGTTGTCTTTTGGCGCTTTTAATCTGTTTGCCGCAATTGCAGATAATACGTTGCCAGCCGCGCTTGGGTTAGCCTTAATTATCGCCGCCATGTCAGCCATGCCGTTAGCTTCTAAGTATTCAATTGTCTTGTTAACATCACCAGCTTTTACTCTTTGAGCGCCACGCTCTCTAATAGCCTCACCAGCTCTTAGCTCTGGTAAAATTACTGCATCTAATGCTTGTGCAAAATTTTCTAGCCCAGATAATCCTGTTGTGCTAGATCTTTGGTTAAGTTTATCAAATAATCCAGCCATGCCAGTTCTTGGAGGTTGTTGACCCTGCGTCTGGGTTTGACCACCGCCAGTTACCAAAGGATTAACTGGCTTTTGAATTACCTGTTGCTGTTGCAACGGGTAGTTTCTTTGCATATTTGTTTCTTCTAGTGGGTTTCTACTTGGAAATCCTATCATTAGCTTCTTGCTCCCATTACATTAGCTCCGAGCTGTAAGTAGTTGAAAAGGCCAGGTTTCATGCTGTTTATGGTTGTTGATTGGTTGG